TGCACCGCCCCGTTCGGCAACCGTATTCAGAAGATGAGACGCCATCCAGACGTACATGCTCGGCGTGATGCTCTGACGCGCTTCATACTCAAAGTCAGAGTATGTCCACACGCGAACCTGATTCTCGCCGTGCCACTCGGACAACAAACCGGACGAGTTGAACTTCATCATTTTCTTTTTTGTTTCTGTCCATGCGTCAGTTCTTTTGGTACACACAACACCCGATTTTTTTCAACGAAACGTGCGAACGTCTTTCGGCGATTCTTTCCAAAATGTCACGGCATCTGTTTCGTAAAGCTCAAACAGGCGCGTGTTATCCTCGTGACGAAGCACATCCTTGTCTTTGAGCTCCATCGGAAAGTCTTCAGTCAAGAAGATTTTGGTTTCGCGAAGGTCGGGCGAATACAAACACGCGAGTTCGTACCCGATATCAATGTCGAGGTTCTCGTCTTCGGTTCGGACCCAATAGTGTTCGCAAATCTCACCTGGGGAAACACAGTACCCGTGAATCACGCGAGACTTGATGCCTTGTTCGGAGAGCAACTTTTTGACGATGGCACAGTGATGCACCACAGTCCCAGAAATTTTGTGGAGTTTCATGCGCATAGCGATCCGACGAACGTCCATTCCTATTCTCTGTGAACCTTTTGTCTAAACAAAAAATACGCGCATACCATATGGAGGAAGATCCCGTTCTCACGAAGAACATTGCACGGTTCACGACGTTTCCTATACGGTACCCAGACCTATGGGCTCTGTACAAGAAAGCAGTGTCGAGTTTCTGGACTGTGGAAGAGATTGACCTCGGAGCCGATATCGCGGATTGGGAAAAACTGAAACCCGACGAGAGACATTTCATACAGACCGTGCTCGCGTTCTTTGCAGCAAGCGACGGTATCGTTTTTGAAAATATCGATCTTCATTTTACGAAAGAAGTTCAGATTGCCGAGGCACGTTCGTTTTACGCGTATCAAGGGTTTAGCGAATCGATCCACGGGGAGACGTATTCGCTGATGATTGATAAGCTGATTCGTGACCCGGACGAAAAGGCGCGTCTGTTTCGAGCGATTGAAACTGTGCCTTCAGTTCAAAAGAAAGCGGAATGGGCTCTTCGATGGATGAACAATGGAACACCTTTTTGTCAACGTCTTGTCGCGTTTGCGTGTGTGGAAGGGATCTTTTTCTCGGGGTCTTTCTGTTCTATTTTTTGGCTGAAAAAACGAGGACTCATGCCCGGACTTTCGTTTTCCAACGAACTCATCTCACGTGACGAAGGTCTTCACCAAGAGTTTGCCATTGCTCTGTACCACACAATGTCCACGAAACTCGACGAAGCTACGATCCACGCCATCGTTCGTGAAGCCTTTGACATTGAACGTGAATTCATCATCGATGCCCTCCCGTGTAAACTGATCGGCATGGATTCAGACCAGATGACGCAGTACATTCAGTTTGTCGCCGATCGTCTTCTCGTCCAACTCGGGTGTTCCAAGATTTGGAACGGAACAAACCCGTTTGATTTCATGGAGACGATATCGTTGGAAGGAAAGACGAACTTTTTCGAAAAACGCGTCGGTGATTACTCCAAGCACATGAGCTCGGAAGGGGACAGTATCCGGTTCGATGAAGAATTTTAATTGGGTATAGTATGGTTGCGTCAGCTGAAAACACGGCTCGAAAATATATGGAGGTTCGAAAAGCTCTTTTGCGTTCAAGTCGTCCGGGGACGTTTTTGTCAACGTTCGAAATCCAAAGAAAGAATGCGCCGTCCGCGCAACTGGTCTATAACAACCTGAACAATGCGCTCACACATGCACACAACGAACCGACGACACTGAATCAGGCGATCCTTTACTTTACCGTCTTTCCGAATCGACGTGTACAAATCACGTCTGCGTATAACAGGCTTCCACAGCTTCACCGAGAATTGAATGCGATCGCTCCCAAAATCATCGCGGCACGTCGGATCCAAAAACACTGGATCAAGGCGCGTCAAGGGGTACGCAACAAAAGACGCGTCTCTGCTCTTCTCGCCATGAAGAAATCGGGTTCCCTTCCGAACACGACCCGTAAAATCATGAACATCGCGTTTTCAAGACCCGTGTATGGACCGATGACGGAAGTCAACGCATACAGATCGAGGAGAAAATACAGTACGTATTAAAGACAGTGTCATATTCGACGAAGTCTTAAGGCGCATGTGCGTGTATAGAGGAAATGAATAAAACAGGCGTGTATATCATCCGAAACAAATTGGACGGTAAAACTTACGTAGGGAAATCATGGGACAGTTTTAGCTCTAGAAAAAATTCACATTTTAGTTATGGCACTAACGGCGACGGGGGATGCAGGTGTCTATATAATGCAATGAAATGTCACGGCGTTGATAATTTTGAGTTTATTATACTTCACGTAATAACACGCGAAACGCATGGTGAAAATTTCAAGCAAGTCATACTCGATACTGAAGTTAAAGAGCAGATTGAGAGAAATACGTTAGCTCCTAATGGATATAATCTAGTTATTGGAGATCCACGGAGTAAAAACGGCATTATTGAAATGTCTGAAGAAACTCGTCAACTCAAGAGTGAAGCTATGAAAGGAGAAAATAATCACATGTTTGGAAAGCCAAGGACAGAAGATGTGAAGCAAAAGCTTAGAATTGCGAATACAGGAAAGAAATATCCACCGAGAGGTCCTGAATTTTCGGCAAAAATGAGCGAACTAAACAGGGGAGAGAATCATCCTATGTTTGGAAAAACTCATAAGGAAGAGTCAAAGAAAGCCATCGGTGATAAAATAAGAGGTCGTGTAGAAAGCGCTGAAACCAGGGCTAAAAAGAGTGCTGCACTCAAGGGAATAAAAAGAAGTGCTGAAACAAAAGCAAAACTTTCTAAGAAAGTTGAACAATGGTCGGGCGATGGAAAAACTCTTATTCGTAATTTTCCTTCTGTAGCTGAAGTAACCAAAATAACTAGTATAAGTTCTAGTCATATAGGTCAAGTTGCCAATAATAAACCGGGGCACAAAACGGCTGGTGGATTTATTTGGAAATGGGCAAACTCGGCTTAAAACCTAGATCCGTCCTCCACGAGCTCAAGAGCGAACCGGTCTGTCGAAAAAAAGACGTATAGAGATATTGAACGTTTGATACTCGTGCCAATAGCACAACAGTCAGTGCTCCGGTCTTATGAGCCGGCGACCCGGGGGCGGCACCCGGTTGGCGCAAAAGGTGGACATAATAATCTGTTTGGGTAGAAAATTCCAGCAATAGTACGAACTACTGAATGTCACCTTGTTTTTCGGTCGATCGTCTCTTTGAATGAATTCCATACGCTTCTCGAACATCATCAACTGAAGATCCTTCTCCTTGAAGAGTTTCTTTGGTGCACTATCGTTGAGCCACGTATTGGACATGATCAACGCGAACGGTTTGTTGAAACTCAGAGCTCGTTCGAAAATCTGTCTCTTTCCGGTAAAAGGTGGATTCGACACGATACAATCCCACGGTTCGTCCGGTTGCCACGTATAAAAGTCCTTTCCGTCGTGTATATGTGAATGAATGACTCTGTGTCCCGCGTTCCGGATCTCCTTGACGAATGCAGATTCTTCGGTATCAAAGGGACACCATACGATCGCACCCGGGGGAATAAAAGGAAGTATGGGTTTCACGTAGTTTGCAGGAGTGTAACACTCGTCATTCCCCCCTGGGCTATACAAGACTGTATCCATACATTGATTGTATTCATAAAACTTTAAGACCGAATGGAAAAAAAAAGGATGTTTTGTCTCGCGTAAGATTAGAAGAAACATGGAATAAACATGGCACCGTCAAACCTTTTCAAAAAGATCACGGCGACACCAAAGACGAAGTTTGATGACATGCCGAAAACCAAGGTGTCGTCAAAGGAACTTCCGACGTTTACGATGCCGGTACAACAGGCACTTCCACCGGTCACACCCGAAGAACGTGCGCAGTGGGAACAGACGAGACGAGCGGAAAAGAACAAGACACTTGCTGAACGCATTCAAGCTATGAAGAAGGATGGGCGTCTGTATCACATGAACGGTGTGTGGCGGCGTCGTGCAGATGAAGACGCAGCGGAACGAGTGTGGCTCAACAAGAAGGTGCTTGAACTGTTCAAGGAGGAGAAGATTGTGAAAATGGATGGATTTTGGTACAACGTGTAATAAAGATTTTCGCGCACTTATACACCATGGACTATTGGTACCCTCTTCTTTTCGGAAGAGGACCACAAGCTCATGGGAAACGTGCCGAAATTAAAGTGCGAAACATCTTGCGTCACGAAGGTCTTTGTCTCCAGCGTCAAACAGGGGGATCAACGCGCAGACACGATCTCGTCCTCCTTCACGAAGGATCCGAAATTGGAATTGAAGTCAAATCGGAAAAGGCGTCGGAAGGCGGTCAAAAAAAGTTTCAGTACGTGGATGGGCGTTTGATCATGACCGACCCCTTTTTTTCGAGTCTTCTCGGGTCGCACGTTCCTTTCAACGGTGACGTCCCATCTTTCGTACGTGGAGATACATCCTTTGAGACGTGGCTCGGAGAAAAGAAACGTTTCAAAGACGAGTACATTGATGTACCTGATGACGCAGTTGCTCGATACTACGCACAGAAA